GGCTGTCGAGGCAAACGAGATACGCGATAAAGCAGTTGAAGAGAATCGGGTATTAACCGGTGAGGAAGCCCTTAAGCTCAAGGGCATTTACACCGAATCCAGCGAGTTAGCCGATAACGCACGTGATCTTATTGCCATCGAAGAGAAAGCGAACGCCCCGGAATATAAACATCCGGCAGGGGATGGCGATCCTGATTTCAAAACATCCTCTCCTGAAGGTCAATTGACAAGCGAAGAGGAAATGACGGAGATTATGTCAAAGCTCGCTGTCGCAAAGGACTCGTATCTGCGCACCGGATCGCATGACGAGATTCGTAAATTCAAGGCGGATCACGAGGGTAAGGTTGAGGTGAAATTACTTTCACGTCTAACGGATCCGGCAGGCGGTTATCTCTGCGGGACTGATGAATCCGCCACGATAATCAGAAAGCGCGATATTGTCGATTTTATCCGTCCGCGCTGTAAACAATCGAAGACAACCGATCCGAAAAAGCTGATAATTGCGCTTGAGGACACCCTTACAATCTCAATGATTGGCGAGGGTGGAACGTATCCTGAATACACGGGCATGGTTGCCGGTGCAATGTATTTAACGCCTCACAAAGGGGGCGGGTTTGTCAAAATCACCGATGAGCAACTCGAGGATAGCAAAATCAATATGGTGGGTTTGATTACCGAAATGTATGGCACTGCGATAGGTAAAAAGCAACTCGAGCAATGGATTGACGGAACGGGCACAAAAGAGCCTATGGGCGTGCTGAGGTCGATACCGGCTGCGCTCAATCACGATATTGCTACAGGAACATCGGGAACGATTATTCCTGAAGACATTCAGGATTTCACAATGTTGCTTGAATCGCAGTATCTAACGCCTGGCTGCGCGTGGGTTATGTCTACCGCTACAATGATTCAGATTGTTTCATTGCGATCAAATGCTGATGGCGCACAAACCGGCACATTCCTCTGGGAGCCCAGCTTTAAAGCCGGAATCCCGAATATGCTGCAGGGCTATCCTGTCATTCGCGTGCCTGACGCGTATTGGCCAACTATCTCGGCTGATGGCGATCCTTTGCTTGCATTTGGGGATTGGTTGCAATATGAAATTTGCGACCGGACTGGATTCCGAATCAAGCGTATGAACGAAAAATACGCGGACGAGGGCAAAGTCGGATTCCGTGTCGAATCACGTTGGGACGGCAAACTCGTAGACGCCAATGCCTTTATACGTCTGAACAGAACATAACGGAGGCGACAATGGGTTTTGTTTCCTTGACGAAAAATACAATACCGGAAATCACGCAAGCGGTACTCCTATCGGAGCTATCGGTGTGGCGCATTTCCCCGAACTATAGGAGATTGAAAAATGTTTGAGGACCTTCTCAATAACACTAAATGGGCTGAATGCCTTGAATCCGATCTCGAGGATGTAGCTGCAAGCGTTGAATGCGACAGCGTTGATATAAAAGAAGCCGCTGGGGTTATATTCTCAATCAATGCCGGTGCAATCACGTGGTCTCCGGACGGCACAGACAAATTGGGACTTGTTTTACAGGATTCCGCCGATGATTCGGTATGGGCTGATGTAACTGACGAATCCGTTGTGCAGTTCAAGATTAGCGATACGATTACGGCAATGGAGGACGCGACGACCGGCTTGCTGAAAATGATAGACGCTGGCGGCGACGCTGATAAACTCTACTCCGCTCAATACGTTGGACAGAAGCGGTTTGCTCGCATTTTGCTTGAGCATCACGGCACAATTACCACAATCGACATTGGGGTCACCAGTGTTGTATTTGGATTGAGTCGCGCTGGAGCTTCCGGCGTCATCGGTTCGTAAACCATTTAACCAGGATTGGGGAGGGAGTGATAAAGACAACTCCCTCCCTTGAGGAAATCACAATGCGAAAAAACAAGATATTACGCAATGTCGCTTTCAGGGACATTGTCGTCTTTGAGCGTGGCGAGGAATATACCGACATCGAATTGGGTATAATACTGGGACAATCGCTTCGGAAAGCGAAATTTGCCTCGTCTGTCAGGATTGAGGTTGAAGACAAACCAAAGGGTGAGAAAATGATTGAAAAACCGCCTGAAAACAAGGCTATTACAACGCCACCTGAAAACAAGAAGAAGAAAAAACCAGGTAAATCACAGAAATAATGGCTGATTTAGTCACACTTGCTGAAGCGAAAATCTACTTACAGATCGGACATGAGGACGATGACGATCTGCTTAATCAACTGATTGACGGTTTCACCGCGGGAATCGAGAAGTATACCGGTCGCTCATTTACCGAATCAACCGTTGTGGATTATATTGATGGCGGGAATGAAGACCTCATTGTCAGAACTCCTCCGATTGCAACATTAACCAAGATTGAGGATACTTTCGACGATGACGAGGTGGTCAATAGCGATGACTATGATTTTGATCCGGACGCCGGACATATCTATTACAGCCAAGACGCAACCGTGAGTTTGATATTTGGAGCCAGAGGTAAATGGGGTTTGGGTCGTAGACGCTGGAGAGTTACTTATGAAGGTGGTTTTAACGGCGCCCCGGCTGACGTCAAGCAGGCTACACTCCTGCTTGTGGCTGCCAGACATAACCGGCGAGACGCATTGCAAGCGGAGAAGCTTGGCGATTACAGTTATTCCGGCGGTGATAAATGGTCGGATGAGGTTACTGGATTGCTTGATCCTTACAAACTGATTACATTCTAATGATTGGGTTGCGTAATAAAAAGATAACCGTTCAGCGCAAAGCAAGGACGCACGTTGGCGCCGGTGAGTATGTTTGGAACTTTGCTGATATCGCAACTGAACGAGGTCGAATAAGACCGGCGCGTGGAACTGATAAAATCGCTGGCAGCCAAGCTCAAGGCGAGGTGACTCATGTCGCATACTTGCGAGCTAAAGCCGATGTATCACTTGGAGATCATCTGGTGCAATCCGATTTAACGGTTAAGATTCTGACGGTTCGCAATCCCGCTGGTGCGGACCATCATCTTGAGGTTGACTGCGAGGAGGTGCAACGTGGCAAGTAAAATCACTTGGAATGATAAAAAAGTATATGCCCGTGCAATGAAGCAGCTTGAAAAGAATATGAATAAAACTGTTGCATTTTTAGAGGGCGATTGTAAGAAAAGTATGCGGGGAGGCTCTGCAATGGGCACTTATGTCGGCGGTAAGTATCGTAAGAAAAAGACAATAGTCCGTTCCGCGAAAGGTCAACCGCCTTTTGTCGAAACCGGTACATTGCGAACTAATATTGCGGGAGTGGTAAAGCGTGATCTTTTGGGTGTTAAAGGTTATCTTGGTGTTAAGGTCGGTCCCGCTGATGAATACGCAAGTGCATTGGAATTAGGAACGCCCAGAATGAAACCTCGTCCATATTTGATTCCGACAATTACAAGGAATCGGCTAAAGATTGGTAGAATGATTGCAGGTAAATTAAATTGAACGTCTTCACAGAAGCGTTTCACAATCGCTTGTCAACCGATACAGCATTGACAGATTTACTTGCAGATTATAACGGCAATTCCGGAGTCTTTAGTGGCGATCTTGTTCCAGAAGACGCTACTCCGCCGTATGTATTAATCGGAGAGGATGTATCTAACGAGTCCTTCGATACCAAGAATTCGTTTGGCAGGGAAATCATCCGGTATATATATTGTTATGACAACGATCAAGGCGGTCATTCGACAGTTGATTTAATTACAGAGCGAGTTAGAATGTTATTACACCGGCACAAATTAGTTATTACAGGTTTTGAGAATGCTATGCTTTGCACAGCGTCATTATTATCAGTCCCTTACGAAAAAGGGTTTTACGGAAAAATAGTATCAATTAGATTAATAGCAATGGAGGTTTAAATGGCAATCTTAACAGTTGAAACGTTAAACAAGGCGGGGCTCGATCCTACGTTAGTTGCAGCTACAGAAACAGGAGACGCATTCCTGAATAACGACAGGACGTTTTTCATAGCATTAAACAGCAGCGCGGGAAGCATTGACATTACATTCGTCAAGAAAAAGGATGAGTTGTCTGTAAGCGGTTACGGTGAACTCGCATTGGCGGACAATGTCGTAGCCGTTGGCGCGGGGAAAGAAAAGTTTATCCCGGCTCCGCCCGCAATTTACAACGATGGCGATGGAAAGGTGGAAGTCACCTATTCCGCCCACGCTGACCTGACTGTTGGCGCGGTTAAACTTGGGAGTGTATAATGGCACGAGGATCAACAGGATTCGATGTTGTCTTGAAGACAAATACCGGCACGGTTGGAGCTCCGGCATGGACAGAAGCTGGATCACAAAGAGATGTGAGCTTTAGTCCGACCAGAAATACTATAGATGTAAGCTCTAAGGAGGGCTTATTTGGACAGCATAGAATCGGAATGCACAACGAGACATGCTCGCTTAGCGCGCTTTTTATTCCTACAGATGCTGGTTTTCTAAATTTATTAGCTGCGGATCGCGCTGGAGAGGAAATCCAGGTTATGCGCGCTGACGCTAACGGCAATATCGAATGGGCTTATGCAATTATTACAGGAATGCCTCAGGATTTCCCTTATGAAGCAGAAGCAACTTTGTCCTGTGAACTTTTGATTAACAGCCACGACGGAAGTGATCCCTGGACGGCGGTATAATGTCTAATTCTCTACGTGGTGAAACTGCGATAACGATTGACGGCAAGGAGCGGGCTGTTAAATTCACGCTTGGCGCGCTGTCCGAACTCCAGCAACGGTTTGAGGTTGATGGCGTCGATGAGTTACTCAATATCAAATTCACAGACCTCAACAAATTGATAGAGGCTCTTTGGATTGGATTAAAAGTATCTGATCCGGATATAATGATTGAGGATATTGCAAGTGGAATTGATACTCCGATTATGGAGGTTATTAACGCTGTTCAGACTGCCTTAATCCTCTCTCTCGTAGGGGAGGAGGGCTTAAAAAACGTATTGACGCCGGAGGAGACTCTTCCGGCAGTGAAGAAGAAAGCGAAATATCCGAAAAGTGGAACTGGACTAAAGCGTTAAAACTTGCTCTTCGCATAGGGTTGACTCCGGATGAGTTCTGGAGTCTAACGCTATTCGAGTATAATCTAACTGTTGAGGCGTGGAACGAGAATCGAGAGGACAAGCTCGCTCTTGTCTGGCGTGCCGGATATCTACAAAGAGTTGACAACAAACACTTCCCTTCTCTTGATAAATTCCTCTGTCGAAAACCAAAACGGTTATCTAAATCCGAACTCGAACAGCGAAGAAAGGATCACTATAGACTCGTAAAGGAGTTTGAGAAAAAATGAAAATTTGGAATAAAATAAAGACTTGGCTGTATAATACGGATGGCTACAATCCACCTCCGCCGGGTCCGACTCCGAAGCCGCCTCCGGCGCCTCCACCGCCTATGTATCGAGTGAAATATGGCGGCTAATGTCGGAGTATTAGGTAGAGCGCAAGTTGAAGTCAAGGCTGACACTAAGAAGCTGAAAACGGGATTGAAGGGGGCTGAAAATTCCGTCAAAACCTCTACTCAAAAGATGTCAGCAGCTTTCAAGATGTTGGGAACGGCTGTCGTTGCAATGGGACTGGCTCGTATTGTCAAGGATGTTACCGCCGCTTTCAAAGTTCAAGAGACGGCAGTTCGCAATATTCAGGTTGCTATTGAACAGCAAGGCGGATCGTGGGCGAGGTTGCGTAAGGAAGTTTTGCAAACCGCTTCTGACTTGCAAGGTAAAACGATATACGGAGACGAGGAGACACTTGCCGGAATGACCGCGGCAATAAATGCAGGCGGGGATTATGCTACAGTATTAAAAAATGTCAGTTTAATGCAGGATATTGCGGCAGCATCTAACAAAGATCTAGTCAAAGTTGGCGAGGCTTTTGGTGCAGCGATGGTCGGCAATACTGAAATACTTGGCAGGTATTATCGCAAGATACTCACTATCGAATCGGCAGAGCGTGATTGGGTGACTGTTCAAAAAATGCTCAACGAGAATCTTGGTGGAACGGCTGCGAAACAAGCGAAAACATATACAGGTCAACTGCAACAGATGTCGAATGCTTGGGGGGATTTGAAAGAGAAGGTCGGCGAGTTTATTCTGGTTGTTTCATCGCCGGTGATCAAAGAAACATTGCGGTTTATAAATGAACTTAGCGATCTACTTAAGAAAAGCGGAGAGAATGCTGACGATTTAACAGAATCACTTAAACGATTGAGTAAAACTGTAATCGAGGGCAGGCTCAAGGATATAAATCAGGCAATCCTTGACATTTCAGTTCCTATAAAACAACAAATAAGTCCTCTCAATATTTATCAAAAGCAACTTGATTTAGTTAATAAGCGGTTAATCGAATTAAAAAATACTGGAACGACTTGGACTCTTGCGGAAACATTGGAATTTACAAGGCTAACATCAGAGGCAAGCGAGCTAAAAATAGCCATAGATGACGTAAAAAAATCAGTTAAGGATTCGGCGCCTACAGAGAAGGCAATACCTGGCTTTGAGCGACTATTAGAAAAATTAAATCAATTAAAAAAGGCTTATAACGATCAATTAAATAGTCTTAAAATTTACGAAGATCAACTCAAGATAATCAACACAAGACTTGAGGTATTAAATAATCTAAGCAGGGACTGGAATCTTGCCGATTCAATGGAGTTTACACGGCTGACGACAGAAGCCGAGAAATTAAACA